CTGGTAGTTAGGTTCAAACACTAACATCTAGCTCTACCAAGCATGATCATAATAATAATAATAATAATAATGAAATAAGTTCACACGTCAATTTTCAATAAATCAAAATATTTGGTTAAATCAGAACCCAAATCAGGTACATCATTTTCAATTTGAATAATATGTTCAACTGTTGTTTCATAAGCAATCGCCACAGCAATATAAGTATTTATATTGATGTTGCAATTTATTATTTTACTCTTTGATTCAATGTACATATAATTTCGTTCAACATTCTTAATGTTGATATCCTTATAAGGTTCGAATATTTTCATCAAATTTAAATTCCAATTATATAAAATAGGTACACCTACATATTCACATAAATAACGACTATAACAATTATTAAAAGCTATAGTTTTCCAATTTATAGAATTATGACTTTTTACCGAAAAACTTTTAAATATAGTGCGGAAAATCATTGGAGCATGTCTTAACACAATACATCCAGTAGAACTAACAACGGGTATAAATCTACCACTATAAAAACTCATTTTATAAAAATGGTCATGCTGTTTCAATTCTGGTTGTATTCCTAATCCTATCAATTCATTAAAGCAATATTTTATTTTATCAACATTTATTTTTTTATGCACCATCAATGCACAATCATCACCTGAAATTAAACATAAAAACTCATCATCTTTAATACCGTTTTGCATTAACACAGCCCATAACAATGTCATGTAAGATAAAGTATTTCCAACAGTAGTATTTGCAGTGCCAGATAACCTCACTAATGGCATTTCATAACAATGATTTCCAGCACTACTACAAATTTTAACTTTAGTTTCACCATATATTTGATTAATAACTTTTTCCTTCACACCCAAACGGCGCATCAAAATAGATTCCATAAACAATACGGGTCCACGCATATTCGTTTCACACATTTCTAAATCAGCATCAAAAGAATTAAAACTATTAATATCCCATTTCAGTGCACGCGTTAATAGTCCACCTAATTGTAATGGATTACGTCCAGCACCAAAAATAAAAGGTATTCCTTGTCCATTAATGCGTTTTTTCATTAATTTATTAACTTCCCACATGGGTGGTCCAGTTTTAATTAATTCTTTTGCATGTTTTGGAAAAAAACCACGTGGTTTAAGTAATTTTGTTGATGTTTTTAATACTGTTTCCATTTTGGTTTTGACTTTTGCTGTTGTTTTTTTTTCCAGGTGAAGGTTGTTCCTTTTCACGCAATAAATAATTTTGATGTTCAATTGGATACCTTGAAATCCATTGATTAAAATGGGTTTTAATACCAATTCCACATTTTTTAACTATTTTATTTATTGCCAATGTTATTGCATTCT